ACTGTCGGCACTGCCCAACAACGACTCGTAAATCGTGACACCGTCAACTTGGATCGCAACATTGAATCCATGCCCTAGTTGTCGGTCGTAGCGTGCCACAGCATCCGAGTATGGGTCGCCGACTTGAAGCTGAATACTGCCGCAAATCCAACAAAGGCTCCCCACAGCGTTGAACTTCACACCCATTCCGAGTGTGTTAGATCCGTCATCATTGGTGTAGGTCTGCCAGTCGTCTTTACGGCGGACAGCGAGCCAATTTGCTTTCGTGGTGTACGCACCTAGTTGTCCAACGCGGTTGGGCCGAGACACATGTAGCCTAAACGCAGCGTCGTCCGCCAAATTGGCCCTTGTTAGGGGTGCGCCCGTATCGATCGCGAAGTTGTGCTCGTTAAGAGCACCCGAAAACTCGTCCGTATACGCAATAAAGTTGTCGTTCAGAGAATCAGTGCTGACTGTCTGTCCGGCTTTGATTGGTTCTGGGGGGAATTTCCACGACATTAAGCCTCCTACGGCGGTACTTGGGCCCCGCCAAAGTCGCGGGAACCGTCATCGATTTGAAGACCGACAAACTCCCACTGGCCCGTGCCTTTAATGCGGAATTTGAACGTCTCGGAGGAAGGGACGTAAACTTGGGCGCGTGCCCAATACGGACGCCGGTCGGTAAAGGTCGTGTTTGTGGCCCCAAGTACAGCGTTGTCCCAGAAATCGGGCGGATCTGCCTCGCTGTACCGCTTCACAGGAACCGTCTCCAGCACTTTTCCTCGCCAGTCACGCATAACTTCGACAGAAACCTCCGAGTCTTCGGTTTCACGGAGCCATAGGTACAAAACGTAAGCTGTTTTTCGTCGGAGGGATTTGTCGGCTGTCAGCCACGCTGTCTCAACAACGGATTCGCGGGTGTCTACCAGTGTGCGTAGCTCCGTGTCCTCGATGTTTTCGGCGTGGTCGAGCAAGTAGACACCGCTATGGTACGCGTTGTCGCCTGTGACGCGCCCTCCAGCAAGCACGTAGCTTCTGTGGTCCTTCGTCACGCACGCCACATCAGCTTCCATGTCCGTCCGTGTCCGCCAGCCCTGATATTGGGGGTCAGGTGACATCACAGAGTACACGTAGCACAAGTTGTTACGCGGGGAGCCGTCGATCGACACCCAGCAGCGGTACTCCTTCATGCGGGGGTCGAACACAGAGCACGCCTCGATGAGCCGGGACTTCGTATGTCGCTTAAACGACTTGTTCAGTTCCGGAGACATAGGCTTGATCGAGCCATCATCACCGGGGGTGAAGCCGTAGAAGCCGTCAACGCCCAACCAGATCACAGTCCCATTGGGCAGAGTCTGAATCGAGTTGGGAGCGACGCAGCCCACCGTAGACGCTAGCGGCGAAATACGGAACGAGCCACTAGGAGACGGATCGGAAGCTGGCTCGACGATAAACGTGCTTGTTTCTGAGAAAACGAGAAGTCCGCGCGCCGTCCTCCAGAGCCCAGTGATGTTGTTTGCTTCTGGATCTGGAAACATCACCTGCTCGGGTGGGAACGTACCCCACTTGTTTGGGACGGACGCGCGGAGCATCCCCGGTGCGCCTTCAATATTTGCAATCCAAAGGCGACCAAACGCTGTTCGACACAGCTTAAACTTCGGCACGGGATCTGCGTCCTGCGCCTCAAGGAAAAGTTGCTCATCGGGCACGTTGTCAGGAAACAACGTCGTCGCGTTGTCCGGCAGCGTAGCGAACGCCGTCGTCACTGGCGAAGAGTTTAGCGATAACTCGTAGAAGTTAGCGTCACCGGAGTTCCGTAGGTCTTTCGTGCGGTACAAAATGCGCCCGACGCAATGGTCGGGGCCCGTGGCGACGCCGGTCCAAGCAATCTGTTTCTGAAGAAAGTCTAGTTGGAACTTTGAGTCTACGGTAGACGCGAACGCAGAGGCGATCTGCATTTCCGCTCCTTGAGAGGAGAATGTCACGGGCTCACTCTCTTCAGAGAGGGGGGACAAATTGCCGAATTTATCGACAAATTGTACCTTACACCGCCACTCGCCGCGCTCCAGCCAGCCCGTTGGGAAGAGTACGTCCTCTTGTGATTCCAGAGCACCGCTAGTGCCGTCAAAAGTAGATTCTGTGATCGGGCTAGTAATGGTCGTCAGCGTGCCGATTCGGCCCATGCCGAAGCCGTACGTCATGCCGGACACACTCTCTGTCGGGTGGGCAAAGTACAGCCCGTCGTGGGCGTACTCGGAGTCATTGACGCCCTTACCGTCAATCCGCGTGTTTCCTGCGTCGTAGGTGACGCCGGCACGTGAGTTCTCAGGCCCACGGGCCTGTGGTGGGGAGGGCGTCTCAGAGAAGCCGAGAGGGGCAATCGTGTGTCCGTCGTAGAAGTACGCGCGGCTATCCTGCGGTACGATGACGATGCCGTTACCAGTCGCTTCAAACTGCGTCGGAATACGCGGCTGCGTGTCGTCAGGCAAGATGTCTTCTTCCCCATGCGGTCCTGCTGGGGTACTTAGAAGTTGTCGCCAATCACGTTGCCAGCCTCGGAACTCCCAAAGCTCTGTGCCCGTGTGCAGGAGCAGGATGTCGCGCTCGCCGTTCTGAAGTGTGCAGTGAAAGATACCGCGCTGCTTTGCGCCGTATAGAGGCCGAGTGTGACTGTACTCGATTTCAGGAACCGACCACGATTCCCCCACTAGAAACTTTTCTGGTTCCGAGTCCCAGCCGTCAGGGAGGGCTTGGGTTTCTTCACTGGGGTTAAGGATGGCCCCGTCGACGAAATACTGGCTAAACGGGCGCATACCCTTCACCGAGTCTTCGATGTAGGTAGCCGGACCCACGGTCGAGCGTAGAGAGCCCTCCTCGCGGCTGCACATATTTTCTATTTTGGCGGCAATCGTATCAGGAGCAAAAATACTCCCCGCCTGAAAGCGGAGAAGCAGTGGTTCTGACCTACGCATTCTCCGTTTATCAGGCATAGATTACTCCTTTCTTGGTCTACCTATCTTGGGAGACGCCGGACGGCCAATCAGCTTGAGTCGCTGAAACTGGTCGCTGTCCTCCCGCATCGTCTCCGGGGCAAAGCCCGTGAATAGGATGGTCCCCAGTACCTCCCCATCTCGGTGCTGTGTAACCGAAACAAGCATCCCCTGTCGGACATCACCACCAGCAATGGAACGCTCGTAAACGCCCCCACAAACCATCTTTGCAGGCATCTTCCCTCCTACTTATGTACTTGATGAATCGTACCATTTACGATAAAAATCACTGCCCCGACGCGAGTACCGCGCCCTTGAAAGCCTCCGTAACACAGGCGTCGCTGCGGGTCGAAGGTCACCGTATCTTTTTGAAAGTGCCAAAAGCTCACGATCGTACCGCTCTTGAGACAACAATGCGACGTCGTGGTTGCCCATGCTCTCGTACAGGTACACCAGCGCGCGACTAATGAGCACGTTCATGGCCTCTGCGTGGATCAAAGGCGTGTCACTGTCGTCCTCAAGCTCGTCAGGCCGGCGCACACACCGCAAATCTACAGTGTATCGTTTGTCCGGCACCGGGTATAGACCGAAAGTCTGATACCCATGAGTATCGCGGAGACGACGACTATAATCAGGAATGATTTCACCATTGTCGTAGAACACTCCCTTGTTTGTTTCGTCGAGGCGGAACTCCGCGAGCAGGAAGAACGCGTCGGGAATGTCCATCGTGTGCAATGTGATGTCACCCGCAGCATTCTTGACGGGATTAGAGATACCGTCATAGCCTACAAAGTCGGCCGAAAGCCTCTTACGGTAGATACGTACGTGAATACCGCTTTGATGGAGCGATTGCCTGTTGAACGTACTGCCTTTGACCATAAACCCAAGTGCGTACTCGATATTGGGGATGTAGATCTTTACCGCAGGGACACCGAAACCATCGGTCGATAGCGCCACACGTTCAACTTTGACTTTTTCCGACGCAGGCGAAGGTGCCGACTCGTAGCGCGGCTCCCGGTAACGGTTCGCGGCGGCGTCAAACACGGTAGAATCCAGCGTAGGTTCCGAAGCAAACGTCGTACTCCGGTTAGTGGGAAGCGTGCTCCCCGACAGGTTCTCCCAACCTTGGGCGTAGCCCCGGTAGTGCGCGAGTCCGGGGAGACGGAACTCAACGTCGCGCTTACCCCACGTGTACGTAACAACGTACTCAAACTCACCGGGAGGCTCCGGGCCCCTCCAGTCAGTGTGGACGGTTACCGCACCCTGAGGGCTCACTGTTGTGGCCGGTACTGCAACGGGAGCAGAAGCCGGGTTCATGAGGTTGAGGTGCTTGCGCCGGAACATCGTGCGAGGGATGCCTGAGTTCACGGTCGTCGCGGGAGACACGATCTGCAACCGCTCCGCTTGGTCTTGCCCCATGACTGAAAGTGGGTAGTTGTTCGACACGTGCCGAAGCGTACCCGATTTGACCTCGATGAGGTCGTCAGGAAGAGCGTACTCTTCCGTGTAGATTCGGTACTTGAAGTTTCCGTATCCGTTGGTCGCAGCGTCCCACGGTTGGACGAGCGTAAATTTGTACGTCTTGTCGTCCGTATCCCACCAAACGGTGCGGATTTGGTTGGTCACCTTCGTGCCGTCTGCGAGGGTGATCTCGATCATCCGGCCGTCCCAAGAACGATCGTACTCCCATGCGGTGTACGTGTCCGGGTTCGCCGTCACCTCGGTTGAGGTGTAAGCTGTCTCCCACGTCCATGGATCTCTATTGTTCGCGCCGGGAGAAAACGTGTTGTTGTCAGCGATAATTTTAACCGTATCGCTCGCGGTCTTGGAGGATACATCTGGCTCTGTAGCCAGATGCACCTCAGATTCAAAGAAGAGAAACGGGGCCTCCAACATCAACTGGGAATAAGCCCGGTTGATGAAGGAGTTTGTCCGCGAGATTGCTTCAGGGGACTGGTTTGGTGACCAGTCCGCCTGAGCAAACATCGCTTTCCGAATCTCTTTCAGATTCATCTACTAGCCTTTGCAACTCAGGAAGACGACAGCGTCTCCCGCGCCACCCACGGCGGCGAGCGACTGGCCGATGTCCCCACCGAGAGTGGAAGCAACGGCGTCAGCGACAGTACCCGCAGTAGAGTGAATCTTCAACGGAATATCAACGGCGAGAGCTTCTCCAGCAGACACGGTGGTGACACCGCGACGCACAACGAACCCATAAGAGCCGTTGGGAATTGCAGTCTCAGGAACACCGAGTACCCGCGCACTGACACAGTTGGCTTCGGCCTTCGCCGCAGCATACGTCTGTGACTGAGACTTCCGCATCACCATTTCCTTGATGGCAAGCGTCGAGCCGCTGTCATTGTAGACGTACATGTACTCCTTGTTTCCATTGTTACCGTCGGGGACGGTAAGAATGAAACCAAGCGGAGCCTGTTGGGTAGTAGTAACAGTAGTGGGCAGAATGCCCGCACCAGTAAATCCAGACATGAGTCCTCCTAAGGCGTACCAGCGCCAGTGACTGAGAAGTTAGCACGAAGCTGGTTCGTGTGCAGCCCCATCATCAACACGATCTCGTAGCGATACATGTCTTGGTCGGGGAGGCGGAAAGGACCACGGACGGCGAAGTCACCCTTCGTCTCACGACTGGAGTCGTGTCCGAGGGAGTACCAGTACCAAGTCGGAGTCTTGAATCCGTAGATGACGCCGTCAGCGCCAGCAGCGGAACCAGTACCCGAAACGGCGGTGCTTGCGCCAGTGTACAGGGCGTTCGACGTGTCGATGGAGTCATCGAGGAAGAAATCCGCGTCGAGGAACTTGATGCCTTGGCGCACGTTGCCGGGAGCCTTGTCACCGTCAATCTTGGCCACGCGCACAGCGTCGTCCAGATCGTCAATGTAGTTCAGGTACGAGGATTCGTCACCGATCATCAGATCGCAAGGGCCGAGAGTCTTGGCCTGACGCGAAGCAGCGTAGTACGCCTTACGCATCTGGGTCCGACCGTCGACAGCGAACGAGGTGATGTCCTGATACTGGGTGTTCCAACCGGAGATACCAGAGGTAGCACCAGTACAGGCCAGATCGTGAACCGTGTTGTCCTGACTGTCGGCAGCGAGGAACTGGAAGAATCCGTCCTTAGCGGTAGCCGAAGTGTCAGGGGTGAAAGTAGCATTTCCGTTCAGAGTCGGGAACGCGCCAACGCCGTCACCGTTACCGGTACCAAGCTGCTTTGAAATCCGCTCATGGAAGTCAGCGAGAGCCAACTCCGGGTAATGCTGAAGAATACGAGCGAGGTCCATCTCGCCGTTTGCTTCGGCCAAGTCCTTGCCGGGGACGTCAAACGCGTAGATCAAGCGCGGAGCGCCAACCTTACCACGATGGGCAGCCTGATTACGGCCACCAGCGATGATCTCGGAGCCCGTGTCGATGTGCGTCACAGTACCGGGACCGGCGGTCACAACAGCGAATTCACGCTCTGGACCTTTGAGAGAAGCGCGGTCCATATTGCCGCCCTTCAAAACTTTGTCGAGCAGCGGGTGCCACTTGACGAACAAGTCACTATACGAAGGCATCAATTCATTGAGCGCCGTCGCAAGGACATCAGGGGAAATAGCCATGATTAACTCCTATGTCTTTTTAAGGCTTTGCGCGCAATTTGAGAGCGATAATCCTTAAAGGACATCGCACTCCCATCCGGTTCCACGGCTTTCTGCTCGGCAGAGCGAGCGGGAGTCGTGGCTCCGGCTGTAATCTTTGCCCCCGGACGGGGTTCCGGTGCCGCTTTCTTAGTGGCCCCTTGAGCAAGCCGAAGAGCATAGGATTCGGGAACCCCATCAGCCCTTGCTTTCATGGCAACCTCTCGTGCCTCCTGTGGAAGGCGCGTCGCTTCCGCAGCAGGTTCTAGGTCCCAACCATTCTCAACCAGTTCAACAAAAACTCCAGAGGCAATTTCGTTATCGAAAATGTCTTTGTTCTCTTGCTGGAACCAATCAGCATACGCTTTTGCTTCCTGTGCAACAGACTCTTTGACGGCCATCTGGTACTTCTTGTACTCGGAGTCCAAGTCATTAAACTTAGTCTCCATATCTGAAATCTTTGTCTCATACTCCTCAATGCGGGGGTCTTCCTTACCACCCAACAAGGATTTGTAGAGTTCTTCAAGTCGCTCGACTTGTCGCGCGTGCTTTGCAGTCACCTGCTCCGCACGGGTACTGTGGTACCCGTTAATGCGCTCGGCCCACGGCTGAAGCTCATCGTGAAACGACTCGTGATTACCATCCCAATCATCCCAACCAAACTCTTCCGCAGAAGGAGGAGAGGCGGGGGTTCCTTCACCCTTCTCCGACTCCTCGGACAGGGAAGAATCCTCGGTAGCTGGAGCTTCATCCGAAGCTGGCGCGGCTTCCGCAGAGGGAGCAGCTTCAGCGGGAGCCGCTTCGGCCACTTCAGGTGCGGGGGCGACCCCCGCCTCAAGTTCTTCGCTCATTTATTTCCCCTTTTTTCCCTTTAGGGCCTTACCGGCCGCGTTCATTACTAGCATCTTCATCTTCATGCGAGGGTTCTCATCCTCGCTGGGGCGATCTGCCATCATCCCCGGAAGTGGTGGAAGGCCCATAGGCCCGCCCTCCATCTCTTCCTCAGCGGCCATCCCTTCGTCTTCGGCGGCCATCTCCTCATCTTCGGCCGCAGCGTCCTCAGGACCCTCATCGCCGGCCATCTCAGGGCCCTCGGCGGAGGGCACAAGCTCGTAGCCGGTGTCAGCCACCGCATCCAAAAGTTCGTCTTCGGTCACATTGAGGCGCGCGGCCAGTTCTTCCATCTGAGGCATAAGTAGCTCCTTTCTGTCGTCTTAGTGGACAAATATTTTTTTGTCAAGTTTACCGGAGCGTTTAGCTTTCTCTTTTTTACGCTTGGCCTTCTTGTCGTCTAAATCGCGGTACCCTTCGCGCTTTGCTCGCGCTTCGGCCTTGCCGCGTGCCATGTCTTTGTGGTCCTTCCACGCCTTAGAGTCCGGTGAGAGAAAATCCCATCCGGGGTTCTCACGTTGGTACTGTTTGTACTCGCTTGCAGATTCAAAGCTACGGCCTGCTTGTTCCAGCACCAGTGGTTTTGACGGCATCGGCCCGATGAGTGCGACTTCGCTGATGACTGTCTCAAGAAGCACTTCGCACTCTGGACACGTCGTTGTGCCGTGCTTCTCAAGTGGCACAAATACGTCATGGAAATACCCGTGCCCGTTAGGGCACTTAAAATCATAGAACGGCATTAGTTACCCTTTCCGCCCTTTGGCGGCCATTTTTTGAAACTTCTTTTTCCCGTACTTTTTCCGCCCAATAGCAGCGGCAACAGCACCGGGATCGCGTGCTCCGCTAGCTTTCGCAGATGCTTCCACAGCTTTGAACCTTTTGCCTTCTCCGGGTTTTGATTCTTTTTCTGCTTTTTCATATGCTTTCCTCGCTGCGGCCATGCGGGCCTTTCTCATTGGATCTTCGGCCATGACTAAATCCCCGGTATTGGCATTCCCGGCCCGCCCGCAGGTAGCGGAGCTTGCGGCGCTGCCGGTCCTGTAGGCATTCCACCAGCAGCAACTGAATCCACAGGGGCGGCTGGAGGCGGCTGGGCAGCTTCAGGCGGCAAACCAGCAGCCATCGGAGGAGCAGGTGCTCCCATGGCTGGTGGCGCAGGAGGCTGCTGGGGAGCAGTCTGGATAACGTCCTGTAGCTGAAGGAGATCAAGCAGCTTAGTGACCAGTTTTTCTTGGTCCACGACAGGCGATTGAACGAGCATAGGGAGGTACTGTTGCAGCTTCTGAAGCTGCACAAGGCGATGATTCTCTGTCGGAGAGTAGGGGATCGCATTGTAATCGTATTCCATAGGATGCTCTTCTGGAGATCTACCCTCTTTCAGAGCAAGTGACTCGCGAGAAACTTCCAAAACTTTCTGGCTGTCAGTCAGCCGCACAGGGAGAATCGTGTCATCACTCAGGAACTCCTCGTAGAGCCCGACGACGCGAAGGGCCAAGTCTCGCACGACATCTTCGATGAGCTTAATCCGGCGGCCGTTCCGGGTCCGTGTCGCCGTGTCTGCAAGAGCAATCTCCGTCGCCACATCGGCTACACCGACGACGCCGCGTGAATACTGCGGGATACCGAGAATGAACTCAATGACCTGCGTACAGCGTTCGCGCATCTTATCAAAAGACGGCGTCATCGTAGGAATGGGCGTGTGTTCCACAATGTCCCGAAGGGGAGCGTTGGCTTTGCCTTCGACTTGGATCATCGATCCGGGCTGGTTGGCTTCCCGAAGAGCCGTAAGCATGTCTTCGGGGTTGTCCGCCAAAGCCGTGTTCACCATCATGACCGGAGTCGACGAGTGTGCGTGCCACAACTCCAACGTATCGATCTCGTTCAGCCGTTCTTGCAGAGACTGGATGAGCTTGATGTCAGAGAGGCCCGCGAGATCGGTCATGTTCTCGTTGAACGTCGAGTACGTAAACGGATTCCGTACATAGCGGTAGGGCAGGTCGCCCTCAAACAAGGGTTCCTCGACATTATCGAGGTAGTGGTAATACTTCCCGTCACCCTCAAAGTCGTACACCTCATACACAGTGACCCAGCGGTAAACTGCGTGAGACGCTTCGTTGAGCATGTGCGTGTTCCGAGACTCGTCACGGAGCCACGTAGGGTAGCCCGTGAAGACGGCTTTTTCAGCGACCTTCTTGTTGTACGTAGTGCCCTTCTTGCCCTTCTTGTCGGCCCGCTGCTTGAACTCGGCCTCGGTGAGCACGGTGACTTCTACCAAGTAGCGGATGTCCTCCCACTTTGCGGCGGACATATCGAAGAAAATGAACCGGGGGTCAACGGTAAAGAACTCGGTTGTACCTTTCTTGAAGTTCCACACTGCTTTGATGAAGGCGCGCCCACAAATCGCGGCACTGGTCGAGAACTTCCACAGGAGTTGGTGGAGATTGTTGCGTTGGAAACAGTCGTTGATCAACGCCTCCCGAAAACGGGCGTTCTCCCTCAAATCTTTCTGTCGTGCCATCACAGTTACCTGTGGGTTCTGGGGACAGATATTGGCGATCATCGTGTCGATGTACGCGTATGGGTAGTTGGTCTGGAAGTTGATGTCTTCCTCACCCTCTACGGTGTACGAGCCCGTGGGCTGCTCTGCTTCCGCGCCCCAATACTCAGAGAGATACCACGAACGCCAACGGTCCCAGTCCCGACGCTCTTCGCGGGACTTTGTACGGTGGGTCTTAATGATTCCCGTGATTTGCTTCTTGGACAGTGCCATGTCTACTCCTCTGGCTTATTCCCTAATTCTTTCTCGACCTGCTCAATGTCAGGGTCGGCCGCACCAAACGTGGAGAGTGCCATTTTAACGGCATCATCCCTGAGTTTGCGGTACAAATCGCCCACCTTTTGTCGGGCCTTAGTGGCCGCAAAGCCGTCACTTGGAGTCTTTGCCATCAGTCTTCTCCTTGGGCTTAGGTGCCGTCGGCTGCTGTGCAGCTTGTTTGATCTTTTGTCGCCGTAGCAAGCGGCGAATCACAGGGGATGTTTTGTATCCGGCCATTATCTTCTCCTACGGTAGCGGCTACGGGCCCAAGACTTACGCTTGGGTTTATTGTCTCTGGCGTATTTTTCAAGTTGATCGTACGTCATGTCCCTAAAGAGAACAACATTCTCCATTTCTTCGGGCGCACTCTTCTTATAGCGCCTCGGAGCCTGTCGCGCAGCGAAACATGCGATCTGCAACGCAGAAATCTTATCCCAGTGATGCCGTTCGCGACGCCGGTTGGGTTTTCCAGAGTGCAGAATCTCGGACGTCGCACTACGCTCGACACTTTTGTCTTCACGGTACGAACCCAGTTGGCCAACTGTATCCTCGTCATGTAAAATCAGCTCGTCTCGGAGCGCATCTTGGAGATAAGACAGCATCATCGCCAACGATTTTGAGGTCGCCGCAACACCGGGCTTGTACGCACGCTCATAAAAAAGGTTGGGGTACCCCATGTCCTCTAAAAGCGCCAAGGTAGCGACTCCAACGCCGTTACTTTCGACTGCGACAAGCGCATTGTTGTATTTTTTTCCAATCTGGGCTATCTTCTTAGCAAATACTACTGGATCTGTAATACCACCATAAGTAGCAACTTGAGTCCATTCCCCGTCGTACACTTTCAAAACTTGGAACGAAGCATGATCGCGAGCCGCATACCCCGCTGGGTCAACCCCCATTACGTATACCGCGCCGCCCTCCGGTTGTTCGTACTCCATATATGGAGCTTTCCAAGGTACCAGCGTCTTCTCTTGGTGTTTCTTTAGGAGATCTGCATGAAACACAGACCCGACCGATGCAATCCAACAAGTAACATCATCGAACGGGTAGTAGACCCGGAAGAGGTCCGGGTTACGTCGAATCTCGGCGTCAGTTTCAATCATCAATCGGCGGAAAGCCAGATGCTCCTTCGTCATGCCTTTAGACATGTACCGATTCATCAACTCGATTTCCTCATTAGTGAGGGAGGAGCCCTGCGGCCAAGGTCGCTTGTTCAGGACCCCGTCCCAAAAAGGGAAAAAGGCATACACCCAGCGCCCCAAACCAAGTTTGGCGTCGCGGCAATGGTCGCGCCACCATTCTGCCGACGGCTCGCTCATTGGGCTAGGCGTCGATTCCAAAAGTACATGGGAGTGATCCCTGTTAATCATGGAGGGATAGATCATTGAAAACTGATGCCCTGCATTTCGCCAATACGGAAGCTCCGACCCGTGAAACGAGTCAGGCGACTGTCCAATACCTACAGCACCGGATTCACCTGAAAGAATCCGCATTTTCCCACCATGTTGGAACGTCAACTGGCGGACCTCTCGATTCGGCACCGTCCGTGCCCTCACAGGTTCTGGCCATCTGCTATGAGTTAAGTGGATACGACGGTGGAGGTATTCCGCACGGTCCTTATTATCCGCGATACAGACGTGATCGTGTCCGGGCGTATACGCAGACTTGACGTAGCCGCACAACTCAGACGTCAGGCTCTTACCTCCCTGCCGGTAACCCAGCAGAGTGAGCCATTTGACCTGCCCCAAATCCGTCAGAGGTGGCTGCGAATAGTATGAAACCACCGTTTCTTGAAGCCGGTTTGTGATTGCAAACGGGTCGAACAGATTTTCGTTACCCGTCTGCTGGTCGATAATCTTCGCGTAGGCCCGCAGGCTAATGGCCGGATCGCCAAGAGCCTCAAGGGCTTCTTCCTCGTCTAGGACGCTCATTATTCGCCGCCCTTCCACCTCGGGGCCGCCTCTTCAGCCTCTGCCTGTTTTGCTCGGTACTCTCGCAGAGCCTTTTGGGTGTCTTTCTCAGCTTGCGCCGTCACTGCCGGGTCTTCCCAATACTCGGTGAACCCATCAGGATGTACGATGTACCCCTCTGGGTGAGCGTTGCTTGAGGAGCGGGCTCGGTCTTTGGCCAAAGCTCCTCGTGCCGCATTCTTCGCTAGCTGTGCATAATACTGTGCCGGGGTCTTGTATTCAAGGCCACCATCTAAGACAGATTCGAGGGGGACACCCCAAAAAGCCGCCTGCTCTCTATGAAATTCGTCGATGTCCTTGCTAAAACTAGGGACGAATCTGCTGCCGTCATCGACGTAGTGTACACCTTCCACCATACCGGGTGCCGCTGCCTCGATGCCCTCGCGAGCCGCCTCGTGTTCCGCTAAAGCGGCAAGAAGTTCATCGTCCACCTCAAAGGGATCTGAAAGCGGATTAGGGGGCTGAAACGCCTCTAGGTCCCCCCCGGAGGCTAACGCTTCTTGGTACTTTTGTTGCCGAAAAGCGGGGGTCAACCACACTGAATCCGGCCCCTCCGCAGCAGACATGGCCTCCATATACTCTTCGCGAGATCCTCCCCCCTCAGGAGGTTGGTAACCCTCGTAATGGCTTCCGTGGAGCCAAGCGTTATACTGCTGCTCGTGTCCCGGTGTCCACCCGAGTGGATACTCCAGCGGGTTTGCCTTCATGTATCGGTCCAGCATAGCAGCTTCACCGGTGCCGTGACCAGAGGTCGAGTGGGGCGTTATGGTAGACGGGAAGGTCGAAGTAGTAGTAGTAGTGGTTTCGTCAGACATGCTAGCCTCCGTTGTACTTCTTACGATTGGCCGTGCGGGAGACGACGCGGGTATTGCTTGCGCCGTTAGAGCCGCCCTTGCTCAGCGGCTTCTTATGGTCAACTTCGCGGGAGTCGCCTTTCTTTAGGCCCTTCGCGCGGCGAGCCTTGTTCCGCATGTTCCGATTATCCTTCTGCTCACGCGTACCGTGGTACTCATCGTACTCCTTCCGGTAGTTACGCTTTTTGCCGTAAGGATTATCGATTCCGCGCTTGTTGGACATGATTTACTCCATGTCTTCCGGACCCATCTCTTGCTCGTAGCGCGGGGCCAGTGCATTCCTTGCTACCTCACGGGTATCGGGCATCTCTCCGGCTTCCATCGCGGCTTGTGCCGCTTTGAATTCTTCGTAAGAAGGGACTTCAATACCCTCTTCAGCTTGCTGCGCCGCCCACGCATTGTACGCCGCTTCCTCGCCGCCAAGCAACTGCCTCATGCCAACGACAAAGCCGGGCTCTTGAACGCCCTCGTAGATGTCGCGTGTGGCGAGTGCGAGGGCAGCCGGTGGGAAAACTCGACCAGCAGCTTTTCCTGATGCGGCAGCCATATTCCTCACACCGGGACCCCCAAGACCGTGTACGATACCTTGGCCTAGCCGTTGCATTGCGCTCGGAGGAGTACGCATAGCCCCTTCTTGGGACGCCATCCCCAGAAGTTGCCGGTACATTCCGGGGGACATCTTATTGAGTTGACTTTGAGGTATTCCATAAGGAGTCTGTACTGTAGATCTGGGGATCAACTGACGGGGGGCCTTTTTAGCCACACCCTGTGTTTTGCCTCCCGCCTTCGACTTCTTATCCCACTCCTCAAGGTCTGTGAGCTTCTTCCCCTCAAACGCGTCTTCAACGTCTGCGCTTTTGCTGAATGCCTTTTTCTGCTCTTCAGGAGAGAGTTTCGTTGGGTCAAACTCAAAGGGGTCAGGTTCGGGGTAGTCTGTCAAACTCCCATAAGGATTGTCGATGCCTCTCTTACTTGCCATGATTTACTCCTTCGGCGTGCTTAAAGGGAACCCGAATGGGGCGACGTGCGAAAGGAAGCTCCCCTCGGCTTCCCGCCGGGCTTCCCGCTCGGCCCTCCGGGCCTCTCTCTCAGCGCGCACCTCGGGCGGCGCTTCCCTAGGAAGGGTTAGGAGTTTGCTACCAAGGTCCGAACCCGAACTGCGCAGCTTCCCCATCACGCTGCGAATAGGATCAGACCAACTCGCGGGGACGGCTTCTGCTTCAGCGGCTTGCTCTGCTCGACGCTTTTCGCCAGCCTCCGCTTCTGCCAGTGCAGGTCCAAACGCGGCGCGCATAGCGGCGTCTCGGGGGTCATCGGCTGGGGCGGCATACTGGATTTCTGCTGGCGTCGGCGTCATCGGAGCAACAGGAGCCTCGGCCTGCGATTCCGCTTGGTACAAACTCTGTCCAGTCTGATGTTCGGCCTGAATAGAATCATAAGCGTTGCTTCCGGGGCGCACAGTAACACCAGTGAGATGGGCGTAGTCTTCTGGTGCGGCCGTAATCACATAGTTGCCTGTCTCGGGCTCAAACGTATACGAGAAACCGCCGTCGCCTTGAAACGAATTAGAGGTTTCTGCGGCGGCGGGAGCCACGGCCTCTTCTGCACTAGCGACCTGAGTCTGAAATAGGCCCATGTCCTTGAGTCCCGCTTGCATGTCTGCGGAAAAGTGTTCTGATGGAATGGCAAAAGAAGTGCCGTTGCGTGCGGCAAAAATGTCGAACGACTCGGGGGCACGCCCACTTGCCGCGATCTTCTCCATAAGCTCCTCTTGGTTGTCGGCTGGAATACCGACAGCCTCAAGTGTTCGCGCGGCCGATCGGATCCTCTCAGCGTCCACTTCTGGTTCGACTTCTGGTTCGACTTCTGATCGGCGACGACGGAAAATGTCCCGCGCGACTCTTTCTGATGGACGATCACCTCTTGCCATTTTTTACCTCCACGGCAACTGGCTCTCGGGAGTCGACCAAATCATTGGCGTCAAAGTAATCCCCGCGAAGTTGCTTCGTTTCTCTCTTAACCTGTACAAGCGCAGTGACAATATCAGTGTAGGCATTTTCCGGTGTGCCCGACGCTGTGTTCTTCGCCGCGAGAATCGTAAAGTTAAGCTCGTGCCACGCTCTAAGCTCACTTGCGATGACTGGGGTGATTCGCCCTTCCATCAGTGCGGCCATGATTTTGCACCCAAAGCTCACGAGGTCATCGTACTCCTCGATGGGATGCTCAGAGATAAAGCGGGCGATCTCCTGTCGCTTGTCTTTCGGAACAAGCATAAGCCATGACGAATAATCGGACCCATTGTTCTGGCCCGTGCGGCCTTGGTTATTGCCTCTACTTCTGCGACTCATTGATTGCCTCGCTTGTCCGATAAAGTCGGCACCCCTTCGTTAATCTCATACGCTTCGGTGAAGAATAAAGCAAGTAGGAAAGATAAGGGGGTGAACTTATGAACTGATCTAAAAGTTTGGGATCTGTATAAAACGGATTCTTCTGTAGCGACGAAACAAACGTCGCCCGCTTCTCCATCGACACGTGCTGCGGCGACGGAGGGATCATGCACCGAGTAAAATCGGTGCCGGAGGCCCACACAAGGTAGGCCGGGATGTCATGTAGGTTTTCAATCCCCGCGTACATCGCTCGGAGGACTTCCCCCTCGGAGCAGCCGTGGCCCTCGGCGATGTCACTGACGGTAAAGCCCATGCAGTACAGGAGGACAACGAGGTAATCACTGAAGGCCCGCTCGGTCGTAGCGTACCGCCCGTTCATGTCGACGTTTGCGATCTCGTACGGCGACGGGATGATGCGGGGAGCGAAGGCGGGGTAAATGGCACGAGGCCAAGCTGGCGGGGAGACAAGGCAGCGGTCAGACGAAATCCAATTGCTCACCACAGGCGACTTCTTCAGCCACTCTTTCACGGTGCGTGATGGAGATCGATTTAGTTTTTGTGCCCAATCAAACTTGGTTTTCCTCAATGAGCTAATACACGTCAGTAGCATCATCCAGTCATCGCAGGAAGAGTTACGTGGCGTCTTCAATGTACGCAGTGCCAAGATGTGTGGGGATTTTGATTTATGCTTCATCCGTATCTGTAGTCGCGTAGGCTCAGGCATCGGCTACTCGCATCTGCATGAATCCCGTCATGCGAGCAGGGTCCCTGCGAAGCGAGATGCCTGACCAGACACGGGTTGCAACGCCGCCGATGGTCGAAACGATGACCTTGTAGTCCCGCTCCTTTAGCTGGCGGTTGAAAAGCCGGTAGTTCTGGGGCTTCTGCTTGAGTTCTTCACACCATTCGACGTAGGCAAGGTACAATTGCTTCTGTCCGATGCGCTGGGACTCCCCAATAATGCACAATTCTTCCATAAAATCGGACAAAACGTCCATTTCTTCCCGATATGCCTCGGTCGCCAAAGTGACCTTTTCAGGCGGGTTTAGGCCATGTTTTTGCCATTCTAGGCACCCTTCGACCAGTTTTCGGAGGATTCCGGGGGCTTCCTGCTTCAGTTTGTCCAGAAAGAAGGGGTCTTTCTTGTGCGCTGGGATCGCCTTGTTCCACGGAATACGCAGAACACGCCGCCAGATACCTTCGTCGTTCCCTTTAATGATGGGACGGTGGTTCGCAGCGATACAAAGTTTATGTGTAGGCTCAAACTGCCAAAAGTCCTTCCGCATCCGGCGGGCCTTGATGGGGTCGGACCCGGTAAGCTGCTTAATCAGGGCCTCCGCGAAGGGCTTACCCTTCTCCACCTCGGAGTTCGCGCAAAACCGTGCGCCCTCCAAGTCAGCGACCTCGGTCGGATGTGACTCGCCCTTCTTCGCGAGCAGGAGTCCGGGTGCGCCTTGGATACCGTAGTCGCCAAGCACGTGCATGATCATAAGCAGTGCGGTCGTCTTACCGTTGCTGCCGGTCCCTTCCATAAAGAGAAGTACCTGCTCCGTCACCAATCCGGTAAGGCAATAGCCGAAGAAACGATGGATGAAGTTAACGACTTCTTCGTCCCCTTCCATAGCGTAATCGAGAAACTCATCCCAGAGGGGGCACTCGGCAGTCGGGTCGTAAGCGACGTTGCTGATCTTCGTGATGTAGTCAGTGCGGTCGTGGTCGCTCAACCTACCCGTCCGCAAATCCAGAGTTCCATTCTGGGCATTGAAGACCCACGGGTCGGCGTCGAGTCTGTCGGACTGAATTGCTACCTCAATTTCAGTTGACGCAAGGCTCACCATCGAGCTAAGAGCACGGGCGCTTTCGCTACGGAGGGCATGACGTCGAAGACTTGTTTGGCGACCTTGATCTGTTTCGGTCGCCGCTTCGTCAAAAATACCGGCAACAGTGGCCTTAGCGTACCTCGCTACCGCCCCGTCCATATCGCGCTTCCAGCGGAAGTCATCGTACACGTACCACGATCCATGAGTGGGACAGTAAAGGAGTACATTTTGAAAACTACGAATCATTCTCTTCGCGTTACCCAAGTCGGTAAGGTTCGGCGTCGCACCCGTGGAAGCGGTCGTCGCGACTGGCTGACTGGAGCCGCTCGGCTTGAACGGAGTCCCAGCCAACTTCTGAAGTCGCTTCCAGCCGAGAGCCTTGCCCTCGTCATCCTTGCCATGGCCGTCGCAGGACTCATGCAGACAACCGGCTGCAATCGCACCGCTGGTGAACTGCACGATGTACGCGCTACGGTCGGTATGGCTTGAGTCCCACGGACAGACGGGGAATACCCAGCGCCGTCCGCGTCCCGCCCAAGGCTCGGCCTCTCCGGCCTGCGGGAAATGCTCGTTGACCCAGATGTCTAGCTCGGACGATTTCCCGGCGTCACCTTCACCATCCATCGGCAACGCGTTTGCGAAGGCGGATTGCTGCTGCTTTGAAACGGGTACAAGAACCTGCGTAGGATTGAGCAGAGCAGCTTTGCGATAAGGTCTTTCAGCACTGTTGTCTCCTTTGCGAGGCCACGTCCCGTACACCTTCCAGATACGGCTAGGGTTGAAGACAAGCTGGTCCACCTTCGCCTCGTTCGTATTGAAGAGGAAGGCCAGCGTGTCCAAAATTTCCCTATTTGTTTCCGTGGTTCCCCCCTCAACACGGTACATGAGGTGGTACCCGTTCCCAGAATCGCCGATAAGAGGGTTCGGCCAGCCGAGTCCTTGTAGGTACTTGGCCACATGACCGCAAACACGCTCTGCTGCGGCCTTTTCTGACGCACTTGCGGCCTCTCCGGAGGGGCGGCAGGGGTCAATGTCCACCAAAAGCCAGTTTACGCGCTCAATATCGGCGTCCGTAGTGGCGGAACCACGCGTAGCGGGGCGCAATTCGTTCCGGGGCATAGTTTTCGGAATAGATTTCACCGGATTCGGCGTAAAGTAGACGCCTTTGGCTCCTGCGTCGGACAATTTGACGGCTGCTTGGGCAAAAAGCTCCAAATCGTCGAAAAATCCGGTGACCGTGCGCCGAAATCCGTCCGCACTGGGCACTTGAAGCGCGCGTAGCTCGATAATCTGCCCATTTTCGGCAATAGTGCGTATGGCCGAGTGAATCTCGGTGTAATCTGCCTTGATTTCCATGCTCCCCTCTAAAACAGGTCGAATTGATTCGGCGAAGTCGCCTGAAGGTCTTCCGGTTTGTTGCCTCGTAACATCCTCTCCAAAGAGAGCGGAGCAATCCGGCGCTGGCCTCCAATGTCAAAGGCTTCTAGCTTTCCGCTCTTAACCATACGCTGAACTGTCCGCTTACTCACGTTTAAAAAACGTGCGACTTCTGCGATCGAGTAGAGTGTCCCGTCGAGTGTTTCGCTCATTTTGCCTCCTTCTGCGACAACAGGTAACAAACGCGACAGAGCCTGTCAAGGAGGCAGCAGAAGCCCTTGCCGCTGCTGCTGCGAAGTTCGCGATCTAAAACTACAAACGAAACTACAAAAAACTACAAACTCGTAGTGGGTCAAAGCCCTGCTTGAAGCTGCGGAACCGCCGAAAAACTACAAAACTACAAAAAAAACCGTATAACGAGCGTATACGTCCCAAAAGGGCGTTTTAAATATTCGGGATTTTTAAAACGGCTTTTTTAACGTAAGAGGCTGAAATGCTGACTTTTTTAGTAGTTTTGTAGTTTTTTTCCGAAAACCAAGGTTCTACCTACAATAATTTAGACTACAAAAAACTACAAACCGACTACAAAACTACAAATCGACATCTCCTTGACATCTAAGTCTCCAAATGTCACGAAATGTCACAGCCCCGCAGCAAGGGCCACTGTCTCCGTTTGGAGAGGGGGACAAAAAGCCTCCAGAAAAATGGTTTTGTCCCCTCCCCGCCCTCTACACCCCTTATATGCACAAAACCGAAAAATTGACGTCGTGTTGAGCGGGTCCCCCTATTTAAAAAGTCAAAGGGTCAAAAAGGGGGGAAGCCTTCTGCTTTGTTGTCAGCGCGAGAATTATGCGGCATCCTTCGTCTCCCCGGTTCCGTGTTTACCCGTCCTCCCGGTCCGTGTCCTGTGTCCGTCCTCATTGAGTTGGCCGTCGCGGGTCAGCGTGCTCGTGTCATTGAGTTGGCCGTGGCGTGCGGGCTCTGCGTCCTCGTGTTGGTGGCCGTGTCGTAGTTGCGTTGTGTGTGTTTGTGTCGACAAGCGACCCGTAAGGAGCGTGGGTAAATTCGCGTCAGCGATGGAAGCCTTCTGGTGAAGACAGCTTGCTGGCTTCATTTCCGTTGGCGAGGAACGAGCCTTACGGAAACGAGAGCGCGACCCCTTGCGGGTGACGCCCAGCTCAACACGCTTCGGCCTACGCAGCAACACCACGGGCTACGGCTGACGCGGCAAGGTGGTGCGACGGTGACGCTTTGGCAGTGGTTGCGCGACCCTTAAGGAGCGCGGTCACGTGAGCCTTCTAAACGGCGAACGTATCTGCGAGCTTGCGAGCTGGTACAATACCCCGCGTAAGCGGCAAGATGTAAGGGGGGTATTCAGGGGGTCCTCCCCCTACGACAACCATCTGCGATCCCATGCGCGACCCTAAGGAGCGCGGTACCATCTGCGATTGGGGGGTCTGGGGGGCTTGCCCCCCAGCGAGCGCTCTCGCGAGCGCTCTCGCGGTGGAGCGGTTCCGCGCATGCGACCTACGAGGCGTCCACCGCGCAGTGAGTCAAGACCGAACCCAAGGACGCGGGACCAGGTATCGCGGCGGCTTTGACTTCTGCCGCTGTCCCTGGGTGCCAGGTCTTGACGTCGCACGCGGAGCGGGCGCGCGCGGTGCACGCGGAGTAGCTCGCAAAGCGGAAACGCGGAGACGCTTGGCACTAGACAAAAAAAGGCCCCGCTCTAGCCGGAGCCAGAGCGGGGCGGGGGGCTCGCGCCCCTCGGGCTACCGGGCGCTCACCCGGCCCGCCGCGTACCAGCGGCGATTCCCGACGCCATCGGCGCGCTTGACCTGAACCTCACCCTCGCGGGTCGCGGTGACTTTGAACGCGTGACGCGAGCCACGCACCTTGACGGAGTCACCGACCCGAAACGCGCGCGGTGTGCGCGTCTTCGTCTGTGGCTTGGCCTTCGTCATCTTCTCTGTTCCACCATTGCCACCCAGTGCGGCGATGAGCTTCGCCACGTCGGCCTCGTTCATGTTCGCGAGGTCGGCAAACGTGAACCCGGACGTACCGCGCGCGTTGGCTACGTCCTCGGCGCTAGCCTCGTCAGCTTTGCGCGGGAGGCGGGCGTAAGCAGGGCCGGCCTTGAGCGCGGTCAACGTCTCGATGAGCGCGTCGACTTCCTCTTGGAAGTTAGCGAAAACCCAGTTACGGCGAAGTCCGACGCGTACGTGAGGGTTGAGGTCGCTTCCGCCCGAGACGGCCGTGTAGGTTTTGAGGGTAGTTTTGTATGATGACATGTGCACTCTCCTTGGGCCTTTGGCCCGTGATGGTTGACGTCGACCCGGGGGGCTACCCCCTTCGGACGTGAGTCCTTTATTCACCCTGCGGGCAGGGTGCCACAAAAAAGGCGAGAAAGTTTCATTTTGACACGATGTCACAAACCACCGCAGTTTTGACAAAATGTCAATCCCCTCGGTCCGTCCAACGCGCAGGAAGGGCCGCTCCTGCGATTTCGCGGCCCTGACAAGCCGCCGCGTAGCTGATAGAGCAGGGTCGGGGTTCCCTGCTGTATCTGCCCAGCGGCCCGGCCGCCGGAGGTGGTCTGTCGGCGACCCACAGGGAGCCGTGGGAACCCTCTACACCCGTGAGCGACCCTAAGGAGCGAACTTGTGCTTGCGAGCCCTTCGGTGGCACAACGCTTGCTGCTTGGCGTGCTGCTTGCCCTGCAAGTAGCATGACAAGCGGTAGAGCAAGCGGTGTGACATAGCGAGCGGTACCCTTATGCGTCAGGGATGAAAGCCGAATGGTGGAGACAACTTGTTGGCTCCATTTCCCTTAGTGAGGAACGAACTTAGGGAAACGACAGCCCGCCCGGACGCCCAAAGAAGCCCGGATGTGCTGAGAGAGGCGCTGAGAGAGGCGCTGAGGCATCCGAATCACCACCTGACGTATCGGATTCACCTGACGCAACGTGAGCCCTGTGAGCTGTCTGTGGGCCTCCTGACGGTGCGTGTGAGTCTCCATCGTGTCGTCGTGGCGGTGGGCCTTCCGGTCCGTGATAGTCACGTCAACATGGGTAATTACGTGGCGTGATAGTGATTTCAACATGTTTCATTACGTGGCGTGATAGAAACTTTTGAACTTTTAAGCAAAAGTTTACTTTGAAACTTTACTTTCGACGAAACTTTGGACAAAAAATGGGGGCGACCGCGCCAAAAGTTTGACGTCAGCCGCCCCCGGTGTCTCAAACTTTACGTTCTACACCACATTCTACTCCAATAGATTGGGTTAGATGGGACTATTCTTCAAGGATTTCGTCGAGTTTTTTGACGGCTTGCCACACTTTCAGAGGCATCCTTACCTCCACATCAAAGTCGTGGTCTATAAACCCGCGCACATCTTTCAGTGTAGACCAAAGTTCAGTTTTAACTCTGGCCCGCAAGCTGTTGCACTGTCGGATTATTTCAGCATCAGTTGTTAGCTCGCCGAGTTCATCGATCGCCTCGCCGAGAAGTTCTCTCGCCGACAACAATCTTTCCGCGTTCTCGACAGCCTCACGGAAATCTTCTGCGGTTGGTTTGTAGATAACATCAGGCATCATGCACCTCCTTTGGTTGGGTTGATTTCTTGTGCCAGAGTTTGAATGTTGTGTCTAGTATGGTTCCGTATCCCCACATGAGTCGCTTGAATCGAGCTAGGTCGGCTGCACTATAATCGGGACCGTC